TTATGGTAAAATCCTCCTTGCTTAAAGCAGTTTTTTGTAAAGAGACGCCCTCAGTTCATCGACCGGGCGTCCTTCGGGTTTCTTCTCCGGCTTGACCTTCGCCTTGCCGGAAATCTTATTGATGAGGGAGCGTTCCACCGCTGACGCGGCGAATTCGTAACCCTCGGCTGTCGCTGCGGATTCGCGCTTTTCATCCGTTAAGATACCGTCCGCAAATCCAAGTTCGATGGCTTTCTTGGCGTTCATCCAGGTGGTATCGTCCATCATGTGCGAGAGTTGCGTATGCGTAAGCCCCGTCTTGATCTCGTAAGCGTTGATGATGCTTTCCTTGACTTCGGAGAGCATATCGATTGCCTTTTCCATGTCCGCATGATCGCCGAACGCCATCGTTGCCGGGTTATGGATCATCATCAGAGCGGTAGGAGCCATCAGCACCTTCGTACCCGCCATAGCGACCACCGATGCCGCAGACGCCGCGATGCCGTCCACTTTTACGGTCACATCGCCCTTGTAGTCCATCAGCATGGTGTAAATCTGACTGGCTGCGATGCAGTCCCCGCCGGGCGAGTTGATCCAGATGGTGATGGGACCGCTGCCCGCGAAAAGCTCCTCCTTGAACATTGCCGGAGTGATGTCATCGTCAAACCAGCTTTCCTCGGCTATCGTGCCGTACAGTTCAAGGATCCGCTCTGCGGACGGTTCTTCGTCCGTCTGATTTTTCCAATTCCAGAACTTCCTGTTCTTCATCGGATTCGTCCTCCTTTCCGTTGTTTTCTGTATCTGCAAAAGCGCCCGCCTGTGACAGCGGGAGCATATTGCCGTTTACGAGGTAGAGATCGCCGCCGTCCTCTGTCGGGATGCGGTCGAGGTTCTCCAGTTCACGGATGTCGTTTGCGCTCATCCATCCGTTCTGCCTTGCCGTGGCGTACCCGTTCATGCGGCTGGCGTAGTCTCCACGGAGCAGACCTTCCACATTGAATTTCACGAAGTAGGTCTTTTTCTCATCGGGAGCAAGGAGCGTCCTCTGTATCGACTGCTCCCATCTGACCACCCAGGGATCGAGCGTGTACTTCACGAACTCAAGGCTCTGTTGCTCGATGTTGGAGAAGCTGCTCTTTTCCAGATCGCCCACCATGTGCGGAGGCACCCGGAAAATCCTCGCTATTTCGTTTATCTGGAACTTGCGCGTTTCGAGGAACTGCGCCTGCTCCGGCGATATGGAAATAGGCGTGTATTTCATGCCCTCTTCCAGCACCGCTATCTTGTTGCTGTTCGCCGAGCCGCCGAAGGTCTGCTGCCAGCTTTCCCTTACGCGGGACGGGTCCTTTATCGTGCCGGGATGCTCCAACACGCCGCTCGGAGCCGCGCCGTTTGCGAAGAATTTGCTGCCGTACTCCTCGGTCGCTATCGCAAGCCCTATGGCGTTCTTCGCCATCGCAATCGGCGAGTACCCCACAAGCCCGTCAAAACCCAACCCCGGAATATGCAGCACATCGGACGGACGGAGGATCACCGAATCGCCCTTCATGGTGTGCGCTTCATCGGATGAACGCTGGTACTGGTAATAAAGCTGTCCGTTCGCATCGCGGTTGACGGTCATCTTGTTCGGCATCAGCGGATACAGAGCTACGACCTGCCCCTTGCCGTTCCTGATGATCTGCGCATAGGCGTTGCCCCATAACAAAAGATGAGTCATCAGCGTTTCCCTGAACACGAATGAACTCATCTCCGGATTAGGCTCGTCATGGAGCAGAAGGTATAACGGATGGTCGATGGCTTTCTCCTTACCGCCGTCCTCCTTGTAGCGGTACATATGGAGCGGCAGTCCCGCGATGGCTTCAGACAGGATACGCACACAGGCGTAAACCGCTGTCATCTGCATCGCGCTCCGCTCGGTCACCAGCTTGCCGGAGGAAGAACCGCCCAGGTAGAATGCGTAGCTGCTGCCCGGCGTCCTGTTCTCAGGCTTGTCCCTCGATTTGAACAGCCCCGAAAATATACTCATTTCTCATCACGCTCCTTCCTCAAAACACCAGAAGCCCTCTGGTGTCGTATACGCTTTCGCCCGTGTCGTTCCCGCAGCGGATGGCACGGTCAAGCCCCATGATGGTCGCAATCGCGCCATCGATCTTCTCTGTCGATTTTTCCTTGTCTGCCTTGATGTTTCCGGCGGGATCGGTGCGGATATAGATGTTGTCCATCATCCAGCGCAGGACGGGATGACCGCTGTGCGCGATGCGTTCCTCCAAGGTCAGCTTCATCAGTTCCTTGGTCGGCGGGGACATATCCTTGAAGCCCTGTCCGAACGGAACGACCGTGAAGCCCATGCCCTCAAGGTTCTGCACCATCTGTATCGCACCCCATCGGTCGAAGGCGATCTCACGGATGTTGAAACGCTCACCGAGCCGTTCGATGAACTTTTCGATGTAGCCGTAATGCACCACGTTCCCCTCCGTGGTCATGAGAAGCCCCTGCCGCTCCCAAAGGTCGTAGGGAACATGGTCTCGCTTCACACGAAGGTCGAGCGTCTCCTCCGGCACCCAAAAATATGGAAGGATACTGTATTTGTCCCCCTCGTCCTGCGGAGGGAACACCAGCACGAACGCCGTGATGTCCGTGGTGCTTGAAAGGTCAAGCCCGCCATAGCAGATTCGGCCTTCCAGATCGTCCTCGGAAACGGGGAACGCGCAGGCGTCCCACTTGTCCATCGGCATCCATCTGACCGACTGCTTCACCCATTGGTTCAGACGCAGTTGACGGAAAGCGTTCTCCTCGCCGGGATTCTGCTTTGCGGAATCACAGGCGGCTTTCACCTTATCAATGCCGACCGTGATGCCAAGGGAGGGATTGGCTTTCTTCCAGACCGCCGGGTCCGTCCAGTCCTCGTCCTCCGCCGCGCCGTATATGACGGAATAGAATGTCGGATCGACCTTCCGTCCCGCCTGTATGTCCAGGGCTTTCTGATGCACCTCGTAGCAGATGGAATTCGTATCGTTGCCCGCCGTGGTGATCAGGAAATAAAGCGGCTGCATCCTCGCATCGCCGGAACCCTGGAGCATGACGTCAAAAAGCTTTCTGTTGGGCTGGGTATGCAGCTCATCGAAAATAACGCCGTGCGTGTTGAAACCGTGCTTGTTCGCCACGTCCGCCGAAAGCACCTGATAGGATGAATTGGTCGGCTTATACACGAGCTTCTTCTGCGATTCCAGTATCTTCACCCGTTTTGTGAGAGCCGGACAGAAACGCACCATATCCACAGGACATCAAATACGATCTTTGCCTGGTTGCGGTCTGCGGCGCATCCGTACACCTCGGCGCGTTCCTCGCCGTCACCGCAGAGGAGCAGGAGCGCCACCGCCGCGGCAAGCTCCGACTTGCCTTGTTTCTTCGGTATCTCGATATACGCCGTGTTGAACTGCCGATAGCCGTTCGGTTTCAGAATTCCGAATATGTCCCGTATGATCTGCTCCTGCCAGTCGATCAGTTCAAAGGGCTTACCCGCCCATGTACCTTTGGTGTGGCAGAGCGACTCGATGAACATGACGGCGTAGTCGGCGGCTTCCTTATCGTAGTGAGATGTCTTCGCCATGAACTCGGTGGGCTTGTATTTCTTCAGTTTTCGCACTCTCACCACCTCCAAAATGGCATAAAAAATGACCTGCCAATGGCAAGCCGTCCTTTACTCTTTCTGTACGAGAGACAGAGCCTTCCGGCCCGTCCCTTCGGTTATTTGCTTTTTGTGTTTACTGCTGCATCGCCCAGGCTATGGCGTGTCCGTCATCCCCGAACTCAACCTCGCTTGCCGCGCGCAGCCCGATGGTTCCTTCGCAGGTATGGTCATCGTCAAGGAACTCGTAGGTTGCTCCGAAGTAGCAGGGCTTGTTCTGCCCGTTGTAGAAGTATCCCGCGATGACCACCTTGTCTCCGAAGGTCAGCAGCTTGCTCCATCTGCATTCCAAATTCTCCGGCGTGGTGGGATTCGGCAGTCTGTAGGTTCTCATTGCATCGTTGATCGTCATGGTCTTTGTCCTCCGTTTTCGCTTGTTTTCTTTGCCTTTCGGTATGTACATATATCACTCTAAAGGCACATAATAGCAAGTCATTTCTGCGGTTTTCCGAGCCATAATCTACACAAATATCCGAGGTGGAAACTGTGTATATTATTCCTCTTCGCCGGTCAGGATGAAGCGGACGTATTCCTTCCGATGCTCCTCCAGATAGGTGACCAGTTCGTAGAAATCACGCTCGTAGGCAAGTCTCTGCACCATGTTCACATCGAACATATTTGTAAGCCCCGTGTCGCGGATGGCGAGAATCTGCTCCTTAATCGTCTGCGTCATCGCTGCACACCTCCAATCCCGATACCAGCTTTGTATAAATCGTGGTATAGCGTTCGCACTCCGCGCCTTCCGTTCCCGCGATGGCCTGCAGGAAGAAGTCGGCGGCTTCCTTGCGGGAATCCCATACCTTTTTCTCGCC